AACGTGTATATCTGCAAGACAACAAAGAACTTAATAGATATATTAAGCGTTTCGGACAACCTAAAGAACTTACCCGATTTAAAGGTCTTGGTGAGATGGGTGCTAAACAATTGTGGGAGACAACTATGGATCCAGAAGCAAGGAAACTAGTACAACTTTCTACTACTGATATTGAAGGCGCATTAGAGCTATTTGATATTCTAATGGGTAATAGTAGTCAAAAACGTAAAGAATACATATTTGAAAACGCAGAGGACGTGATGTAATGGATTTAAATAATATAGCAAAAGATGACTTTCTTAATTACGCAATGGCTGTAATTAAACATAGGGCCATTCCTAATGTAGAAGATAATCTCAAACCTGTACATAGACGTATTCTTTACACTATGTATGAAAATAAGCTTTTCTCTAACAAGAGATTTGTTAAAAGTGCAAGAACAACTGGTAATGTTATGGGTCAATATCACCCACATGGTGATACAGCTATATATGATGCCTTGGTAAGACTATCACAGCATTGGAAAATGAGATACCCTCTTATTGAAATGCAAGGTAATAATGGTAGTATCACAGGCGCATCAGCTGCGGCCCAGCGTTATACTGAAGCAAAGCTTAGCCCTATTGGAGACTTAATGGTTGAAGAGCTAAAATACAAACCAGTGGACTATGAAGAAACATATGATGGAGAGGGGTCTGAACCAAGACTACTTCCTAGTATGTTCCCGAATGTATTGTGTAATGGTAATATGGGTATTGCGGTTGGTATGTCAAGCTCTATTGTTCCACATAATTTAAAAGAAGTAGTTTCTGCATTAAAAGCATATATGAAAAACCCTGATTTAACTGTTGACCAACTAATAGAAATTATACCAGGACCAGATCTACCTACAGGTGGAATTATTAATAACATAGAAAAGATTAAAGAAATATATAAAACAGGAAGAGGCACTCTAGAAGTGCAAGCGAAATACCACATTGAAGAAAAGGGAAAGAAAACTCATATTGTAATTACTGAAATCCCATATCTTATGAATGTTGAGAATAATATCACTGAAAAAATTAAAGAGCTTGCAAATGAAGAGCTTAGTGATGTCTATAATATTGAAAACAACATTGGTAGAAATGGTATTGAATATAGAATTATTTTAAAGCCAAAAGCTAATACAGGTAAGGTGCTTCAAATTCTATTTAATAAAACTGGTCTTAAAAATAATTTGCGTATTGGATTAACTGTTCTTAAAAATGATAACCCTATAGTCGCTAATATGCTTGATTTGCTAGACAATTATTTAAGACATCGACATAATATTATAACTAATATTGCGAAGGCTAAGAAAGAAAAAGCAGACACAAGATTACATATTGTAGAAGGTTTGTTAATTGCGCTTCAAGATATTGATGGTGTCATTAAAATTGTTAAAAAGTCATCTAGTAAAGGAGCCGCTAGACAAGAATTAAAATCTAGCTATAAACTTAGCGAAGAACAGGCAGAAGCAATTTTAAATATGAGAATTTCACAACTTAATAAAATTGATGCTCATAAACTACACAATGAGCAAGAAACTCTTATGAGTGATACTAAAGAGTATAAAGAAACTATTGAAAGCGAGAGCAAAAGAAATAGTATTATTAATGAGCAGTTAAATGAAATTGTTAAAAAGTTTGGTGACTCTAGAAGAACTGAACTAAAAAGCACTACATCAATTAATACTGACATCGCTGAAGAATACTTTGTTGCGGCTCTTTTTGATAACAATGAGATTGAAATTAAAAACAAAAAGAACCTACGCTTTCATAAGAAAAATAGAGTAGGAGACAAGTTGTTTGATAAAGACCCTAAGCAAGTAATAAGCGTAAGCAATAAAGAACTAATACTTATGTTCAGTGATGAAGCTAAAAGTTATTTAGCTAAAGATTTCTCAGTAGATGAAGGTAGGTACTTAGCAAGCGGAATTGATCAAAGAGTATCTTCAGATATTAGTTATATTACAAAAGTGAACAAAAAAGAGTTAGATAAAGATTATCTTGTAATAGTCACCAATCAAGGTACTATTAAAAAATCTTCAGTTTCTGACTACAATAGTTTTAAAAGCCCTATTAAGGCAATTAAACTTAGAGATGGCGATAGTATTATTTATGCTGGTTTTCATAACAATGACGAAGATGTTATAGTTACATCAGAAGATAAAATTCTTAGGTTCTCACTTAAAGACTTTTCTTCTACTGGACGTAACACAATTGGTGTTAAAAGTATGGATATAGATAACGTAGTAGATGCGGCCGTTGTCCCGTCTAGTGGGCTACTGTTAATGTATAACGAAGAAGGTAGAGCTAAAATTACAGCCGTTGATAACTTTTCTCTGTTAAAGAGAGCATCTAAGGGACAAAAACTTGCTGACAATCTGTCTAATATAGGGCACCTCAACAATACTAATGTAATTGTATTAGGAAAAGGCGGTAAATATATTAGAATAGAAAAAAGTGAACTCTCAAATAAATCTTCTAAGGCGCTTGGAACTAAACTTTATCCAAAAGAAATAGCTAAAATTTGTGTCTAAGAAAATTTGAAAAAATCCAAAAAATATAGTATAATTATAAATGTAATCGATGGAAAGAGTTTTAAAAATTTTAGTACACTCAATTTTAACCCTGTCAAAAATAAGAAAGGGCTTCTAAAAATTGCAAAAAACCAAAATGTTTGGTATAATTATTATAGTAATGAAAGGAATGAATTTTAAAAAATTAAGAAAATTAGTTTTATAAAAAATTGCAATTCTTTAAATTATTTGTTATAATTATTATAGAGTTAAAAAAGTTTATTCATACACGAAAGTGTATAGAAAATATAAAAATTATATAGGAGGCAACACAAATGGCAGAACAGAAAAAAGGACCAGGAAAACCTACAGAGAAACAAATAATTGTACTTAGTTTTCTACAATCTAATGAAGGGGCATATTTCGGTGACGAAATTGCTGAAGCTTCAGACGAGCTAAACCCTAAAGGTATCCACGGCGTTATGAATGGCTTGTACAAACGCGGACTAGTCGGAAAAGACAAAACTCCACGTACTGTTACAAGAACTAACAGAGATGGCGAACCAGTTGAAAAAGAAACTGAAGCTACTGCATATTCACTTACTGATGAAGGCCGTGCCAAAGACCTTAACTAATAAGACATACAACTAATAAAAGGCAACTATAATAACGATGTAGTTGCCTTCTATAGTGTATTATTAGTGAACACATCATGAAAACACACAAAATGAAAAAAACAAATGTTATCTACAAATGGAGGAATAACAAATGGCAAACAAAGAAAATGCTTTAAAAATCAACAAAGTGCGTGTTGTTGGAGTTCTAGAAGAAGTAGAACTTAAAAGAGACGTATCAAAAGGAAACAATAAAAACTACATTGCAGGAAATATTGTAGTAAAAAGTGAGCTAAAAGGCGAAGAACAGCTTACTGAATTTACTCTATTCGCATTTCAACTTACCAGAGAGGGTAAGGAAAACTCATTCTATAAAACTTATGATGGATTAGAAGATAGAGCCGGAGAAAGAGTTGCGATAGACGGAGAAATTGAGGAAAATAGATTTTATAGTAATAACAACGATGCACTAATTTCTCAATCACGTAATAGAGCTAAATTTATCAACAAACCTACAAGAGAAGAAGAAGATGAAGCGACTTTTATTTTCGGAGGTTATGTTGTTAAGCCAATCAATGAAAGGCTTAATAAGAACGAAGAAGTTATTCACTACGAAATTACACTAGGTCAGGCTGATTATTCTGGTACTAAGCCTATCTATATCACTTTCGCAGTCGACCGAGACAACACCAAAGCAGTTAAATTCATGGAAAATGAATACGAAGTCGGTGAAACAGTAAGAGTAGATGGAAACTTTGAAGTTACTCATGAGCAAAACGAAGTCGTAAAAGAAAACGCATTTGGTAAAGATAAAGTAAAAGTATATGATAACTATTTCAAAATTTACAGAGTTACTGGTGGTTCTGCTCCTCTAGAAAAAGGCTCTTATGATGAAGATTATATTCTTGATCTAGCTCAGTCTTATAAAGATATTGGGCAAGATTTGAAAGCAAAATCTGAGTCACAGAATGAAAGTTCACAACCCAAATCTAAAAGAAAAACAAAAAGCAAACTAGAAAACATGTTATAGAAATATAGATTAGGGGAGTCTTTGCTCCCCTTTATATTCTAAAAGGAGGAAATTATAAATGCAAGATTTGTTAGAATTACAACCACATAGAGTATCAGAGAGTTTAACAGATAAAATCTTCTTATTCTATGGTGAAGCGGGTACAAGAAAAACAACAGTTGCAGGTGCTTTTCCTGACATGTTGCTAAGTGCTTTTGAGATTGGGTATAAATATATCGACGGTATCTACGCTCTTCATATTACAAATTGGTCTGAGTTTAAGAGACTTGTTAGAAAGCTTGATGATGAAAATGTAAAAGAAAAATATAAAATGATAGGTATTGATACAATTAGCTTAGCATATAGTGCTTGCTATGATTATATTCTTAAACAGCAAGGCGTTGACGATCCTGGTGACATTGGTTACGGAAAAGGTTGGAGACTTATTAGGAAAGAGTTTGAAAAAACTATTCTAAAAATTCCACAAATTGGTTATGGTTTAGTTATGATAGCACATGCTGATGAAAATAACAAGGGTGAAGACGCTAGCTCAACTAAAGTTGATATTGATAAACGACCAGCTGCAATTATTAAAGGACTTGCAGACCATATTATATATTTGAGAAAAGCTTACAAAGACGGTACAGAAAAAACAATGGAAAACCAAACTGTTTATGCCTATACTAACCTGGTTGACATTGAAAGCAAAACAAGACTTAAACAATTGGCGCCTAAATTTGAATTTACATATGAGAACTTAAAAGAAGAAATCAAAAAAGCTATTGAGAAGAAAAAAGTTCAAGAAGGCATTGTTACTGACGAAAATAGGCAGCAACTTTATAAGAAAACAGAACAGTCTTTTGAAGAAGTTCGAGAAGAAGCAGTGGCTATTGCAAAACAACTTATAAGCGAGAATGGAGAAGATATCAAAGAGTACATTAACAATCTAATATTTGATTATCTAGGCGTTCCTATCAGCGAAACTACTAAGGCACACAAGAATGAATTAATTAGTCTTAGAGAAGAACTCGCAGACAAGAGAGAAGAACTAAGTGAATAGACAACAACTAGAGCAGCTAATCAAAGAGGAATTAGAGATACCAAATCTAAGTCCTATGATGAAGGCTCAAATTGTTAAATTTAGAAAGAGCGGCCTAACGTTTAAAGAAATTGGCCGCTCTATTTTTTATTATGTCAATGTTTTGAAGCGAGAACCTGATAGAGATGAGCTAAGAAAGTACGGTATTGGTATCGTACCTAATGTAGTGCAAGAAGCCAATGAATACTTTGAAGCAAAAAATAAACTAAATGAATTTTATAGACAGCAAGGTATTAAACTTAAACAATCTAAGCTTAAAGAAAGAAAAAAGAAGAAGTTTAAAGTTAAACCTCGCAAACGTAAAAATACAGATAAACATATTAACTTAGATGAACTGTAAAAGAAAGAGGTGAAACAATGTCTACATTATTCGACCAAAATGCGGCTATGATGGTAGTCGCTGGTTTGATAAAAAAGCCTGAGATTATTCATGATAACCAAAGTTATAAGCTTACACCTAATGATTTTAAAAGCGATTTTTATAAAATTATTTTTGGAGCTATTAACAATTTGGTTCAAGACGGAGCCCAAAATATAAACACTAAAGATATAGATTTATATATCGGTCAATATAAAAAGCAATATGAAAAATACAAGAGTCATAATGGCTATGAATTTCTTACATCTTTAGAGCCTTATGTTAAAGATATGGACGAAAATAAATTTAGAATACATTATGATAGAACAAAGAAATTTACTATCCTTAGAAGTTTAGAAGGACTGGGAATAGACACAAAAGAATTCTATAATCCCGATGTAAACTTTTTAGAATTAGAAAAAGAAAACAAAAAGTTAAATAAATATACGATTGAAGGAATTCTAGAAAAAGTTAAGGGAAGACTCGTTACAGTAGAAAATGAGTATATAGCAAGAAATAATATACAAGCCCAAACAGCAGGTAAAGGAATGGCTCAGCTATATCAAGGCCTTAAAGATACTCCTGAAATTGGTATGCCTATTGAGGGCGATATATTAAACTACATTGTTAGAGGCGCAAGATTAGGTAAGATGTATATAAATAGTGCGCCATCTGGACACGGTAAAACAAGATTTATGATTGGTAATGCTTGTGCTTTATCAGTGCCTAGAATTGAAAATAACAAGGTTGTTATTAAAGAAGACCTTAGAAAAACTGTTATATTTACTACTGAGCAGAAGGTTGATGAAATTCAAACACTTATTCTTGCTTATGTTAGTGGAGTTAATGAGAATAAAATTCTTACAGGTACTGTTGACGCTTATGAGGAGAAATTAATTCAAAAAGCTATTAATATCATTGAGTTTTATGATGAAAATCTTCATATCGAAGTTATTGGAAACCCCTCAATAGCAACTATTAAAGCAAGACTACTTAATTATATCACAAAATATGGAATAGAATATATATTTTATGACTATATCTTTTCTAGTCCTGGACTTCTTGGTGAATTCAGAGACTTAAAAATTAGAGAAGACGTCGCACTAATGATGTTATCTAACACGCTTAAGGAAATTGCGGCAGAAAACAATGTATTTATTCAGTCTGGTACTCAGCTTAATGATAGATGGCAAAAGAACCTTGTTAGAAATGTCAATCATGTTCGTGGCTCAAAAGCGATTGGTGACAAGGTAGACGTTGGTATTATTAGCGTCATGTTAAGTGATGTTCCAGAAGAAAAAGAGAAAGTAGAGAAAATAGTAGAAGCAGCGAATGTTCCAATGCCCAATATTGTAGTTGATGTTTATAAAAATAGACGTGGACCGCTAACGGGTGTTAAATTATTTAGACACTTTGATTATGGTACTTGTAGGGTAAAAGATATAATGTTAACTTCAAGTAGCTTTAAAGTTATAAATGATTATGAGGTTGTAGAGTACGAACAGTCGACTCTGTCTTTTAGCGAATATGATAAAATGGTGGTGAATTTCAATGAGTAAGTCAATAAAAGAATATAGAAATGAGCTTAACGCAGATGATATAAGAGATTTTTTAGAAAATCACTATGATGTGTCTCCAGTAAGAGAAAATGATGTAATGATAGTTTATCCTACTGTTTGTCATAACTTAGACCCGGCAGATGCGAGTCCTAAACTGTATTACTATAAGAAAGATAATATATTTAAATGCTATACAGAATGCGACCAGGTTTTTGATATATTCCAGCTTATAGAAAACATGGAATATTTAAGAGGACGCAAAATTTCGGTAAAAGGCGCAATAGAAATGATAGGAGTTAATTCTTCTGAAGGCATTAGCGATACTGAGCATTTTAGTATTAAAAAACAACTAGACTATTTATATGAAATGAATAATATAGTTAGTCAAGAAGAAATAGAATTAACAACATATAGCAAGAAAATATTAAATAGATATATTTATGACCTAGAGTTTTTAAAGCCTTGAATTAATGAAGGGATTAGCCCTGAGACTCTTAGAAAATATAAGATTAAATTTGATACTATTATGAATGCAATTATCATACCATATTTTACAGATGATAAAGAGTTAGTTGGTATTAGAGGAAGGTTTTTAAATCCTGATGCAAAAGCAAAATATATGCCAGTAAAGTATGGAGACAAATATTTAGCGCATCCAACAAGCAAGATTTTATACGGTCTAGGCGTTAATAAAAAAGCAATACAGAAGAAAAAAATTGCTATATTGTTTGAGGGAGAAAAAAGTGTTATGAAAATGGATACACTTTATGGAGATGAAAATGTGTCTCTTGCGGTATCTGGACAAACAATTAGCAAAGACCATATTCAACTACTTATGAAATATGGTATTAAAGATGTAATAATTGCATTTGATAAGGACTATAAAAGCTATAATGAGTTAGAAGAAAAAATTCAAGACTACAAAAATAAATTTGGTTATATTAGAAACTTTTTTAATGTAAGTATTATAGCAGATATTGACTTCCTATTAGACCACAAAGACTCTCCCATAGATGACGGAGAAGAAACATTTAATATACTAATGAAAGAAAGACTATATATGTAGAGAGGTTACAAAATGGAGAATTTTAAATATAAATTAAAGAACAACTTGCTAGAAGAAATAAATTCAAATTACTTACAGCATTACCTGGAAAATTTAAACATTCAAAAAACAGCAAGTTTTACAGTAGAACCATCTAAACAAGATGAGGAATCACCAGACAACTTAGAAAATATTACTGAGCTATGTCAGGCTTTACACGAAGGTTTTATTAATGATAAAAACTTTTTCCTACAAATAGATAGTGATGCGGACGGCATTACTTCATCTGCGATATTTTATAATTACTTTAAAGAATTATACCCTGATGTAAATATTCGCTATAGGGTTCACGATGGTAAAGAACATGGTATTTTTACTGACACAATCCCAGTGGAATCTGATTACATTATTATACCTGATGCGGGCAGCAATGACTTTGATGAACAAAAAGAGTTAGCTAAACAGGGCAGAAAAGTGCTAATTATGGACCACCACTCAGTTGACACATTTGAGGAAGTTGAAAATACTATTATTGTAAACAACCAGCTGTCTTCAAGATTTAAAAATAAAGCATTAAGCGGTGCTGGTGTAGTTTATAAGGTTATTCAAAAATACGATGAAATGTATAATAATAACTCTAAATTATATTATCAATACACAGACCTGGCCGCACTAGGTATCGTTTCAGATATGATGGACACAAGGCAACTAGATAATAACTTTATTATATACCATGGTCTTAGAAGTATTAAAAACCCTATGCTTCAGCAATTGCTTGAAAAGCAAAGTTATAGCGTTTCAAACCCAGTCAACCCAAATAAGATTGACTTAGCATTTTATATAACTCCACTTATTAATGCGGTTATTAGGATGGGGAGCATTGAGGAAAACAGACAGTTATTTAAAGGTTTTATAAACAAAGACTTTGAAACAAAATACACTAGAACATGGCACGGAAAAGCTATTGAAGAAAATATATTTGAGAAAGTTGCTAGAGAGTCTGGTAACATTAGAAACAAGCAAAACAGGATTAAAGAAAAAGCGTTAGTATTTCTTGATCAAAGAATACAGGAGAACAAGTTGTATGAAGACCCTATTATTGTTGTAGAAGCTTCTAAATATGATGATGTTACAGTTCCTAAAACAATGACAGGGTTAGTAGCTATGGAAATATTAAAAAAATATAAGAAGCCTGTGCTGGTTCTTAGACCTAAGAAAATTGATGGCGAAGAATACTTATTTGGTTCAGGCCGTGCCTCAAAAACAGAAGGATTTAACTCATTTAGAAATGAATTAAATAAAACAGAAGTTGTTAAATTTGCTCAAGGTCATGATATGGCTTTTGGTACAGGAGTTAAAAGAAGTGAGCTTCCTAAGTTATTAGAGGTAATTGGAGAGCAACTATCTGATGTTGACTTTGGAGAGCAGGTAGTAGAGGTAGATCATATCTTTTATGACAAAGAGATTAACAGTGAAATGTTGAGAGAATTTGCAGAAGTTATGAATATTTATGGCAATGGTATTGCCCAACCTAAATTTGCTTTTGAATTTTCTATTCCTGCTTCAGCTATTAAATTAATGGGCAAAAAGAGAAATGCTATGAAATTTAATATTGGAGACATTAATCTAATTAAGTTTAGAGAAAAAGAAGGAGCAGAACTTGTTAATAATAATAATAGTTCGATTATTAATGTTAAATGCGTTGGCAGAAGTCAAATAAATGAGTTTAGGGGCTTTAAAAATGTACAAATAATATTAGACTACTTAGATATGGAAGTAGAAGAAATGGAGATGATGTTTTAATGGAAGCAAGATTTCAAGATTTAGTAAATGTGCAAAAAACAGTTAATATAGAAGTAACAAACAGATTAAAAGGAAACAATTTAAAAGAGCCAAAAGTAATAGATTATCTAATAGCAATGCATGTGGAGCTATTCGAATTAATTAATGAACTTGGCTTCTGGAAATGGTGGAAGCAAAGCCACAAAACAAATAAGGAAAGAATTTTAGATGAGCTAGCAGATGTTGTAGCCTTTTATCTAGAAATTCTCTTACTAACAGAAAAAGCAAAAGAAAAAGACGAGTGGATTAATGATGCAATTAGCGCGTTTTCCGATTATGATAAGCAAGATATTTTAGAGTATCTATCTTCTTCAATAGAAACCGAGAAATCAAAATCTCATGGGGAGTTAATGGCTATTGCGATCGTCTTAGTAACTAAAACATTGGATGATATCACTTGGGAAGACATTGAAGGCGCTTACATGAAAAAATCAGAAGTAAATATTCAGAGACAAAAAGACAACTATTAAAATTGACAGATACCAGAATTTATGATATAATTATTTGTAGAGGTGAGAAAATTATGAATAAAGATTTTTTAGAAAGTACAAAATATAAAATTAACTCGATAATAAATGATTTAGCTTATGAAAATAACGGTGAATATACAATGCTTATTGCCGATTTAGAAATAGCAGAAGAAAGAGTTGAGGAGTTGGAAGAAGAAGATGGAAAAAAATAAAGAACCAAAAAAGTTCCAAACTTTAAGTGATATACTCCAAGACAAAGGAATTGAATTATGTAATAAAGATGGCAGTCTTCGAAACGTTATTGACGTATTAGAAGACATGTATTTAAAAATGAGTCCTAATGAGTTTATGTATTTAGTAGATGAAATATCTCGTACTGAAAGTAAAGAGGGACACATATTCGATAAGGAAAGAAATAGACTATATAGAAAATAGGTGGCGTTAATATGAAATATGCGGGATTGCACAACCATAGTGACTATAGCAACATTAAACTATTAGATAGCACTATTTCTATACCTACATTATTTGATAATGCTTATGAAAAAGGTTTGTCTGCTATTGCTTTAACGGATCACGATGTATTAAGTGGTCACGTTAAAGCGGTGCAGTATTATAAGGACAACTATAAAGATAAAGACTTTAAATTAATTCTAGGCAATGAGATTTACCTTACTCGTGAAGGACTTGACTCTAAAAATTATAAAAAAGGAGAAAAGTTCTATCATACTTTGCTATTATCAAAAAATGCAAAAGGTCATAGACAACTAAGAAAACTTTCTTCAAGAGCTTGGGAAAGAAGTTTTAATAAATACAATATGATGAGAACCCCAACCTATCCAAGCGATTTGCAAGAGATTGTTGGTGAAGAACCCGGAAATATTATTGCTACTACAGCTTGTCTAGGAAGCTTTACTGGTGTTGCTTTTCAACGAGAAGGAGAGAGTGCAAAACAAAAAATTGAAGGCTATTTAGAGTCTATGGTTGATATATTTGGTTATGAAAACTTTTACATAGAAGTTCAACCATCTAGACAAAGAGACCAAACAAAATACAATAAATTTATGATTAAGAATTTTTGAAATGATTATAATTTTGTTTTTTCTACTGACTCACATTACGCAAATCAAGACGACGCTGAGGTTCACAGTGCATTCTTAAAATCAAAAAATGGCGATAGAGAAACAGAGGCTTTTTACTCATCAACCTTTATTATGCCATATTATTTAATTAAAGAATTTTTTGTTTATGTTGAAGACGAAAAACTTGAGCAAATGCGTCAAAATACTTTAAAAATAACTAGTAATGTCGAAGATTACGACCTCTTTCATGAACAAATCGTTCCAAGAGTTCCAGTTGATGACGAGCAAGATAATAACGCTTACAAGTATTTTGTAAATACTTTAAATGGTTTAAATGTCGATTTTAAATATACTAGGCTCTACTTAGAGTCAAAAGAAAGAAACAATATAGCTTTTATAGCAAAAATTATTGATGGCTTTTACGAAATACAAAAAGTACATGAGGGTAATGAGCAAGAATACTTTGAGAGACTTGAATATGAATTGGAGCAACTTTGGGAAACATCTAATAAAATTGAGCAGCCTATTTCTAAATATTTTCTAACAATGGCAAAAATGATTGATATTATTTGGGAAGATGCTGATAGTTTAGTTGGTGTGTCTCGTGGTAGTGCGGCCGGCTTTCTAGTTAATTACTGTCTTGGTATTACTCAAATTGACCCATTACAACAAGAGTTAACTATGCCAGCTTGGAGATTTATTCACAAAGATAGACCAGGATTACCTGATATCGATATAGATACAGAAGGAAATAAACGTACTAAGGTTTTTAACAAAGTAAGAGAGTACTTTAAATCTATTGGTGGCGATGTAGTTAATGTTTGTACATTTGGTACTGAAAAATCAAAATCAGCGCTACGAACTGCGGCCCGCGGTTTAGAGATTGACGATGATATAGTTTCTTATGTTGTTTCTCTTATTCCTAATGAGCGCGGACAAGATTGAACTCTTCAAGAATGTATGTATGGTGGAGAGAACAAAAAACCAATTAAACATTTCGTTGTAGAAATGAAAAAGAAACCTAAGCTCTGGAAAGTGGCAAGTACAATTGAGGGATTAATTACTAGACTAGGAGTTCATGCTGCTGGTATTGTAGTTCTTAATGAAGAAATCTTTGAGTATAATAGCATGATGAAAACAACAAAAGGCGCACTAGTATCTGCGTATAATCTTGAAGACACAGAATATATGGGTGGTCTTAAATATGACTTCCTTACTATTAATGCACTTGATAAAATAAGAACTACAATGAACCTATTACTAGAGGATAAACAAATTCAGTGGAAAGGTGGTTTAAGAACTACATATAATGATCTACTGCTTCCTGCTAATCTTGAACTAGAAAACAAAAACATGTGGAATATGGTACACCAAGGTGAGATTGTTGACTTGTTTCAATTTGATACTCCTGTTGGTTCTCAATCGGTAAAAGAAATTAAACCTGAAAACGTAGCAGAGTTATCGATCGCAAACTCAATTATGAGGCTTATGAGTCAGGACGGATCTAATGAATCCCCTACCAAAACATACGTTAAATATAAGAATAATATAGACCTTTGGTATGAAGAAATGAAAAGAGCCGGATTACATTATGAAGATATACAAACTTTAGAGCCATATCTTAAACCATTATCAGGAGTAGCGGATTCTCAAGAGTCAGTTATGATGATGGTAATGGACGAAAAGATAGCGGGATTTGATGTTGTTGAGTCTAACGCTTTACGTAAAGCTATTGCTAAAAAGAAAAAAGATATTCTAGAAAAAACTAAAAAGAAATATTTTGAAAAAGGTAGAGGGCTTGGTAATAGTGAAAATATATTAAATTATGTTTGGGACTACCAAATTGCTAGACAAATTGGCTATAGCTTTAGTGTTTTACATACGATTGGTTACTCATTAATTGCGATTCAAGAAATGAATTTAGCTTATAGATTTCCTCTTATATATTGGAACACAGCTTGTTTATCAGTTAATGCAGGTGCTATTAATGAGGAAGATTATACTAATCTTATTAATGAAGGGATTATTGACGTTAGCGATGAAAAGGACCAGCGTAAATCTGGAAAAGTACAATATGGTAAAATAGCAAGTGCTATTGGAAAGTTTAGACATGAATTAAACCTAAATGTAGAGCTTCCAGACATTAATATCGCAAAGTTTGGCTTTACTCCAAATGAAGAAGAAAATAGTGTTGTATTTGGTCTTAAAAGTATTACTAAAATTGGCGATAAGTTAATTGATAATATAATAAAGAGTAGGCCTTATAATAGTTTACAAGACTTTTTAGATAAGATGAAAGATGAAGAAGGCCGCAAATTGATTAGTAAAGATAGAGTTGTTATACTAATTAAAGCCGGATCTTTTGATAAGCTAGAAAGTAAAAAAAGGGAAGATATTTTATATGACTTTATCAAACAAGTATCTAACCAAAAGAACAAAGTAAATCTACAAAACATGAAAATGTTGATTAGATTTGATTTGATACCAGAACATCTTAATTTTGAAGAAAAAGTTTATAATTTTAATCAATATATAAAGAAAAATAAGTTTCGAGATAATTATTTTATTGTTGATGATGTTGCACTTTCGTTCTTAGAAGAAATACAATTCGACTTAAATAAAATTAGTAGAATGAAAGATAGCGAAGGGAATACAATAGAAGTAATTAAGAAAGGAACTTGGGATGCATACTACCAGCGTAAAATGGATGCGGTCCGCTCTTGGATGAAAGATAATCAAGAAGAGCTTATAAAAGAACTTAATAATAAACTTTTTGAAGAAGAGTATGAAAAATATGGAAAAGGTAATAAATTAAAATGGGAATTAGAAGCTTTAAACTTCTATCATAGTGGGCATGAACTAGAAGATACTTTTGAAAATATGCCTTTACAAATTACTCCTATTAATAAACTACCGTATCAAGAAATTGACGGATATTGGCGTATTAAAGGAAAAGAAATACCTAAATATAAACTAAGACATATATTTGGTACTGTACTAGATAAAGATAAAAGCAAACACTTGATAACAATATCTGGACCTACTGGTATTATTAATGTTAAGATTTATAGAAATCAATTTTCTAAATTTGACCATACTATCTCATACTTTGATGATGATGGTAACAAGGTCGTATCACAAAAAAGCTTTTTCAAAAAAGGTACATTCTTAGTGATAACAGGAATTAAACGTGGTGATGTATTCGTGCCTAAGGTATATAAACAAACAAAAATTGACCCTATATTAAAAATAACGTTTGAAAATGGTGAAGTTCTTGCAGAGACTAAGGAGTCTGAGAACTAAATGAGAGTAACTATCTGAGATATGGATTGGTTCTATGATTTTAGTCACATTCCAAACCATAGAGTCATGAAAATATCTTCTTATCATAAGCAACAAAATCATTATATTAATTTTGTAGAGAAAGAGCGAGATTTAAAATATACTTTTGATATAATGTATATAATAAGAGAAAATACTCACACACCGTTTCCTTCAGCAAAATATGTTGACAAAGATAACATTAAAATGATAGGGCGAGAATTTAATTTTTATGATAATTGATGAAGTACTACAGCAGTTATAGATATGTGTAGGCCCGACTATACGCTATATGATGTTGGAGAAAGGAACGCATATGGAAATGCGCATGTTGTTCAGTTCTTACACAAAGGTAAACTACTAACTAAAAAACAATACTATATTAACTCTGCTGAAAAACACCATAAGAAAACTCTTGTAGTTGACGATGGGCTTTGAAATTTAAAAAAAGAAACAATTTTAAAAATCTTTAAAGAGTTAAAAAGCTTAAAAAATATAGCTTTTTTAAAACCTATAAGCTTAAATATTATCTTGTCTGACCAAGAAATCACAGAAAAATTTCTAAAATTACGTTATTCCGCAAAAACCTTTTTCAACTTTATCAATGATTACGGAGATAACTTTCAGAAGGTCAAAGATATTATAGACTTTATAAAGGATTTTAGGGATAGACACTATGTAAAGCTTAAGGGTATAAACGTAAAATCAGTTACATTAGACCATTGAAAAGAACGAGAAAACGGCATAAAAGACTTAAACAGAGTATTGAAGATAATAGACTACGCAAAAAAGAATAAAGTGAAAATACAGATAGAGGCGCCTTATGAATTAAGAGATACGCCACATTGAATTTTCTTTGATATATTAGATGTTTGAAGCAAGTATTCATTTAGAGAATCTTTTATAGAAACAATGTTAAAATCTACCGCTGAAAAGTATAACATAAGATGATATGAGGTTATAAATAATCCTGCAAAATGAAGTACACCAAGAGCAGATTTACTTATTTATCTTATGAGCAACTATCCGCAAATTGCAATAAAATATGGCGGGCGTAAATGAGGAAACAATTTTACAAATATCAAAAAAATAGACTGAAATGCGGTCGGCAAATACACCGATTATAGGCTTAGAGAAAAAACGATACAAAATATACAAAATACAATAGCTAATGAATTAGCAGGAGGGTAACATGAAATTATTATTTACAGATTTAGAAACAACTGGGTTTGATAGAAGATGAGATTATATTATAGAGGTAGCCTCTATATTGTATAATACTGAGACAGACCAGGAAGAAGCAAGATTCCATGAGTATATAAAACCAGGTAAGAAAATTCCTAAAAAGATTATTGAAATTACTGGTATTACCAATCAACAAGTTGCAAATGCAAGAGATGAATTTGAAGTTTTAGAAGATTTCTTTAACTTTGTGGAAGAAATACAGCCAGATTATATTGTTGGACATAATTATGATACCTTTGACGGTAAGTTTTTAGCTGCTAAAGCAGACACCTATTTCTTCAATCCTTTAAAATTTAAAACTCAAGACACACTTAAAATTGCTAGAAAGAAAAAAGTTCCTGTTAAGTTTACCACTAAGACTGGTAGGCCTTCTTATAGACAAGAAAGTATAGCAGCGGCATATAAAATAGAATATGATGCCCACTCAGCCATTAATGATGTTAGCGCTTTAATAGAAATCTATAAGAAAATGCACTCAAAAGATCTAGAGATTAAAAAAGCTAGGAATAAACTAGGCTTTTAATAAAATAGAAAGAGGTGATACGTTATGGATTTTACCAAATTCACAACAGACGATTTAGAAACAATGCTACAAAAGAAAAAAGAAAAGATAGCTAAGATGATTGTAATTCCAGGCTTAAAATCAGAAATAGCGGAAATGGAAGAAATAAAAGAAGAGCTCGAAGAACGAGAGAAAGATGGCGAAACTCAGTAAAGAGCAAATAACAGAAGAATTAAACAATAAGGGGTTTAAGCCTGTAGATATTAATAACTATGATAATTTAAAAAGCCCTATTATTATTGAATGCGAGCACGGCCATCAGTTAAGAGTAAATATGCACAAGTTTAGAAAAAATGCTTTTAAATGTCCTGTATGTAGTGGTGGTAATGTTACACTACAAAATAAGGATAGACCACCTGAAAAGAATGGAAAGCAAAGAGTTATTGCATTAGATAATGCGACTAAAGAAATGGGGTTAGCAATATTCGATGACGGAGAGCTAGTTTACTGAACCCTAATTAGGTTTAAAGGTAATTTTTATGAGAGAATTACAGATGCATTTTTGTTTATAAACAATACAGCAGTAAAAGAATGAGAGCCTGATTATCTTGTTTTTGAAGACGTTCAGTATCAAAAAAATTATAAAACCTATAAACAGCTTTCCATGCTACTTGGAGCGCTACATGTTGCGGCCCGCTCTCAGCACATTAAAACTGAAACCATATTAGCAAAGAAATGAAGATCACACTTTCAGATTGCTAATACAAGAGCTAAAGCAAAGCAAGAAGCGGTTAGATTAGTTGAACAAATGTATAGTCTTAAAGTTGTACATGATGTTGCGGAAGCAATACTTATTGGTAAATATTCTGCGGACCAGCTATACCTTGAAAAAATAGAAAACGCATTTTAAAGAGGAGTCGAAAGGCTTCTTTTTTTTATGCAAATAAAAAGCCTATCATTGGGGATGATAGACAGTTTGTTAGTTTTATGCTTTTTTTACGCTATTTTCTGAACTAAGAAGTTTTTTGGCTTTCTCCTCAGAGATACCGTTTTTCTTAGCAACTTTTTTAGTTTTTTTCTTAAAAGCTTTAGCTTCTTTTTGCTCAGCCTCTTTTTTAAGTTGAGCTTTCTTGTCTTTAGCTAATTCAAGCGCTCTTTCTTGAGAGATACCTAAGTTTTTTTGGAATTTTTGAGTTTCAGTTTCAATATTAAAGCTTTTTGCAGCCGCTTTATTATCTTTTTCAAGTTTTTTACGTTCTTGAAAATTTTCAGTGTTTTCTACTCCTTTGCCAAATACTCCCTTTAGAGCTAGTGCTCCAGCACCTAAGAAACCTCCTGCTGTTAATGCGTCAATAATTCCCATTGAAGAAATTGCCGCAGGCTCTACTCCTACAACTTCATAAGCTCCAACACCTACAGAGCTAACTGCTGCGATTGAGCCTAAAATTGTATACTTATTAGCATTAATTTTAGCTAATATATTTTTTACTTTTTGCATATGATAACACCTCCAGTTATCTTTTCTAGTATGAAGAGAATGTTTCACTTTTTTGAGTCTTCGCTCTTTCTTAATAATATTCTCTTCAAATTCTTTTTCATCACTATCTACAATGCGCTGTGCTTGTACTGGTTTTAGTTTGTTGTGGAAAAATTCAAGAATTCCAATTTCGAATTTTATCTTCTTTCCAAATAATAATGCTCAAACTAAATTTAGGATAATCTTCATCACACCGTACCAGATGATAATAAACATTCCTAAAGAAATCCAACCCTCTATGTTAGAAAGGTCTATAAAGGGTTTTGAGGCTCCGCCCATTATAAAGAAATAGCTAAGAGCTATACTAGCTCCTTCACTTAAATTCTCTAAAAAACGAAAGCTAAACATTAGTCTAAAAAACTCTAATGTTTTAGCCATAATATCACACTTTATTAACTAAAGCCAGCTTAGATAGCATGAATGTAATCTTTTTATTCATTACTATCACCTCATGTTACACTTCTAAGATGTATTGATTAAGTGCAGATACCTTATCCACACAATATTATTATAACATAACAGTAATGATTTGTCAATTTTAAGATAGGAAAAGGGCTATAGTTATATAGCCCTAGTTTGTTATTTATTATCTTCTTTTCTTTTGTTAGCAAGTTCTTGAGAATACTTTTCTATCTTCTTCTCGTATTTCTCTTTCTTGTTCTGAGTTTTATTTTGAAGTCTTTGATATTTACTTATCCATTTCTCTATTCTTTTTCAAGAGTGGTCTAAAAGATCAAAAAACTTGCGTGGATCTTTAAGTATCTCTTTGACAGAGTAGTTTGGGTTATATATCATTGCTCCTATTACAGTGGCTATAAAAGCAACTATAATAGCGATTGTTAATATTAACTCAATATTTTGCGGAATCCAATTAAACATTATTTATTACCTCCAGTATGTCTCCAAATAACTTTATTTCTATTCAATCAATAAT